TAGAAAAATATTTAAAAAATAAAAGTTATGACAAAGAATAAACAACAAACAGCAGTGGAATGGTTTTCGGTTAGAAGAGATATTCTAGAAATCGAAGTAAGGTTAGGCAAACTTTCCCCAATTGAATATGCAGAAGAACTAACAAAAGCAGAACAACAAGCCAAAGCAATGCACAAGCAAGAGATTATTAAGTTTGGATGTTTACTAACTCAAGCCCCTCAACATATTATTGAAGAAGCGTACAACGAAACCTACGGAGGAGGTGAGCAATGAGCAAAATAATCAATCTAATCAAGAACTTATTTAATAGAGAGACGGAGGTGGTGGAAGCCACCCCGTACGAGTTTGAGTATGACCGCCCGATTGAAGGGTTCAATGAATTTCACGACAACTTAAAGACATGGAGAAAGAATTAATCAAATACTTTAACGATCGCCCGTACAATAACTTTGCAGGCAATGACGTGGCAAGCATCATTAGTAAGATGTGTGAGCCCAAGCGAAAGAGCCTCGGCATGACATTCATGGGCACAGAGGACAGAAGAGAACTGATAGAGATCATTGAGGCAGTCGAGATCGTGACAGGCATGAACTTTGACGACTTCAATGTCAAGACCAGAACACAACAGCACGTAGAGGCCCGCTTCCTGTTCATGCACTTTGTATACACAAGGATGAGACTCACGCTGAAGATGATCGGAGAGTTGATGGGAGGACGAGACCACTCAACTGTGATTCACGGGGTGCAGTTAGTGGCTGACTGGATTGCTAACAAGAAATTTTACACAAGAGAAAATAAACTAATCGATGACATTACAAGACATTTGGAACGAAGCGCTGAGACACAAGGATAATTCCTTCTTCATCGGCAACGACTCACTATTCACGATCCAGAACGGATGCAAGATAGAGAGATTTAATAACGGAAAGATCATCATCAAGAACACTAGGCTGGGCGGAGACTTCTACAAGAAGCTGAAGGACTCAGAGTACGCGGTCTTCGAGGCCGACGGATGGGTCATGGGAACCAAGTTCGTAGAACTACAGACCTACAAGTACCAGATCGATGCGTTGAACAGGATCATCCAGAACAGACTATCTGCCGGACAGGACCCGACAAAGTATCAAGAACAGAGAACTAACATACTAAAGAAGACATATGAAAACCCCTATTCAAAAATTATTACAGCAGGTGGAGAGCAGGATCTCATTCCACTCGCAGGCACAGACACTCAGTAACGACTCAAGCTTTCACATGGGAGCACTGCAGGAGGCTGTCAGCCTTAAGGAACAGTTATTGCAATCCCTTGCGGATGAAAAGAAATGTATTGTTCAAGCGTGCACTGACGGGCTGTATGAGCCTTGGATCGTATCTGGTACGGACTATTTTAACCACAAGTATGAAAAGGAGACTGGTAATTAACGATGACATGACCACCTGCTACAGGTACGACTGGAAGAGGGTCATGCTTGCAAGCGTTCTGCTGAACGTGGGAATGGGACTTGGCTTTGTGTACATGGCCAACCTGCCGGAAAAGATACGACACGTGTACCACTCCGTGATAGTGAACGAAGAGAGCAATGACATGGCACTGACCGATAGCGGTCTGACCGCTGAGTTGGTTGCCAGCGGAGTTCTACTACCAAACGTAGCGGTTGCACAGGCAACGATCGAGTCTGGCCTAGGCAAGTCCAAGGTTGGACGTGAGGCCAAGAACCTGTTCGGTATTGTATTCCACAGGTGCAAGCACGTGGCAGGCCAGTACGGAGCCTACGCCAAGTACAACACCTACAAGGACAATGTCAAGTGCTACGCTCACATACAGGGTCGTTACTTGAAGAACATCAACGGATCTTACGCAAGTGACCCATCGTATGTAAACAAACTAAAAGAAATGAAATGAGAAAGGCGTTTGTGATCATAATGGTACTCGGGCTAGGTGCGATTAGCCTACCGCTGATAGTATGCGAGGAGATAATATCATTTATAAATGTAAAGATAAATCAACTAATAGAAAAAATACAAGAGTATGGTGAAAAGATTAAGTAATGAAGAAAAATGGCAGATCACACTTGAGACACTGATCAACAAGATGTTTGAGATTGCCGGACACGATGTGACATTTAATGACATCGTTGACAGGAAAGACAACTGGTTCCAAGAGTGGACCATGACACCAGACCAGGACGCTGAATGGCGCAAGTGGGGAAAGGCCTATCTGATGAAGTACATGAGGCTTTACTCCAAGTCTGCCGATGTTCAGATGTCAATGATTTCACTGAACTGGGGATTAAAATTATCAGAAATTCCTTGGAAATCAGACAACTAATGGTTAAATTTGCATATGAGTTTTGACAACGTAGAGAAGCCTGCACACTATAACCAATCGGGTATCGAGTGCATCCAATCGATAGAGGCATCAATGAGCAAAGACCAGTTCTGTGGATACCTTAAGGGTAACATACAGAAGTACATCTGGCGGTATGAAGACAAGAATAAAATAGAGGACCTCAAGAAGGCCCAATGGTACTTAAATAAATTAATAGAAACATATGAGCAAGTTTAAAGAATTAAATGCAATCAACGTCAACAAGATGACGGAGAAGAAGGGCAATCAAAGTTACCTGTCTTGGGCCTACGCATGGCAAGAGACAATGAAGATCTGCCCAGACATGACACGAAAGGTGTACGAGTCTGAGACCGGCAACAACTACCACACAGACGGAAAGACGGCATGGGTCAAGGTTGGTATCACCATCGATGGACAGGAGCACATCGATTACCTCCCGATCATGGACGCCAAGAACGCTTCCCTTCCAATCGAGAGGGTCACATCATTTGACGTGAACAAGGCGATCCAAAGATCTACCACCAAGGCGATCGGACTACACGGACTAGGTCTTTACGTCTACGCCGGAGAGGACATGCCAGACGAGGAGAAGGCGGCCAAGGCCACACCAAGTGCAGAGGGTATCATCATCGAACTAGAGTTGGGCGACGAGAACTGGGTAAGGGTGATGAACTATGTCAACGCCAACAAGAAGAAGGGATCGAAGTTTATCCTTGAGCAGTTGTCCAAGAAGTACAACATCACGGACGTGATCAGGACAGAGGTTAACAAGGAGGTTGCATCGTGACCCAAGAAATCCTAACAAGACTGAACAGCGACTCTGAGTATTACGGGGACTTCGGCAAGAAGTTCCTGTCCAACTCAGACATCGGCACACTTCTGAAGGACCCTTCATCGTACGGCAAGGACAAGGAGAAGACTGTACCAATGGTGCAGGGCTCTTACTTCCACACCGCACTGCTGGAGCCACAGAAGATGGTAGACTTCCTGATCTGCGACGTGACGTCTCGAAATACCAACAAGTACAGAGAGATGTGCGAGGCACAGGGTGTAGACATCATCCTTCTTTCTAAGGAGGTAGAGGAGCTGGACTCGATGGTAGACTCGGTCAAGGGACGCATGGACTTCTTCGACATGATCTACGAGGACGGCAACATGTACGAGCAGCCGGGCATATCCAATGTCATGGGCGAGATCTGGAAGGGAAAGGCTGACATCATCTCATCTGAGTTTGTCATCGACCTCAAGACCACATCAAACATCGAGGAGTTCAAGTACTCTGCAAGGAAGTACAACTACGACTCGCAGGCCTACATCTACAACCAGATCTTCGGAAAGCCGGTCATCTTTATCGCTGTAGAGAAGGGAACCAACAAGACAGGACTATTCGATTGCTCTGACGAGTTCTTGGACAGGGGAAAAGAGAAAGTGCAAAGAGCAGTAGAAGTATGGCGCAAGTTCTTCGGGCCAAATAAAACGGAGGACATCACACAGTATTACACAAAAGAAACACTATGAGTACACTAATCAGTTTATCAATCGACGTGAGCAAGATCACGAAAAGCAAAATCAAGGACGGAAAGTACCTTGACGTAACCATCTCTGTAGACGATGCAACGAACCAGTGGGGCAAGAACGCTTCCATCTACGAGTCGCAGACAAAAGAGGAACGCGAAGCGAAGACCTCTAAGGCCTACATCGGAGGCGGAAAGGTAGTTTGGACCGACGGAAGCATTAAAGTGGCTGAGAAGGCCTCTAATGAGTCCAAGAAGGCCAGCGCACCATCCGAAGAGTTACCGTTCTAAGAAACCAAGGCACAGGCACATGGGACTGCCCCATGTGTCGTTGTGTCGGTTTTTAGGTCCCCTACTCTATATATATAAAATTGTATTCTATATATATTTTTTTTAAATTACTAATAAGTATAGTAAAAATCGACACAAAATAGCTAAGTAGAAGAAATTCAATGAGTTTGGTTGTGTCGGTTCATTTTAAAATCGACACTAAGTCGACACAAACCCCAAAAAATCGACACAAAATGCAAAAAATCGACACAAAAACCATACCTTCGAACACTCAAATCGTAAGAGCGACAGTAAATGACAAGAGGAAAATAAGAGTTTACGTGAACATGGAGAGGGTAAGAGAGTTTGACACAATACAAGAAGCAATTAAATTTATGATAGAAGCAAAAATCAAGGCCAAGGAGATGGTCGAGTATTACATGAAGAACAGGAGCTTTAAGATTAGCGACGACTCACGTATTGAGTGGCCTACCGCAAAGCTGTTCGCAACCAAAGAAATTCAGAGCATGCTCGGCGTGGCATTCACGTTCACTGGAAAGCAAGCCGACGAGATGTATGAGTACCTTCACAGGGTAAGACAAGAGATCGATAACTTATGAGCGACATAACCAAATGCAAGGGAGAGGGATGTCCCATGAAGGAGACATGCCACAGGTTCACAGACCCCGCGACTGAGTATCAGTCATACTTTACCGAGTCCCCGATCATAGACGGCAAGTGCAGCATGTACTGGGGCCAGACACAGCAGGACATCATGGACGTGTTGCAAGACATGATAAATGGTTCCGCATACAAATGAACAAATCAAATCCAATGGGAAACATAACAATATTCAAGAGCATCAAGGACACGTCGGCGCCATTCTACAGGTCGGTCGACTACATCATTCACAGGATCAAGGAGGGCAAGTCCAAGGACATCGTCAAGCGGATCAGAGAGGAGAAGGACAAGGAGAAACGAAACCAGATCAAGAAGGAGCTACCGGCTATCTGCTTCTCCGGTGAGTTCACACGCAGGGAAGACTCTGCACTAGTATCTCACTCTGGCGTGATCTGCTTAGACTTCGATGGCTTCTCAAAGAAGGCAGACATGCTTGCCAAGAAGGAGGAGTTCACCAAGGACAAGTACACCCTGTCAGTGTTCATCTCACCATCTGGCGATGGACTTAAGTTACTGGTAAAGATACCGGCAGACGAGGACAAGCACAAGTCATACTTCAAGTCACTCGAGAAGTACTACAACTGCGAGCAGTTTGACAAGACATCGAAGAACATCTCCCGTGTCTGCTACGAGTCTTACGATCCATTGATATTCCATAACCCAGAGTCTAAGGAGTGGGACAAGGTGTCAGAGGAAGAGTTCGAGCAGATCAAGAGGCCCGACAACGAACGCACGATCACTCTTACGGACCAGAACGAAATTGTACGCAGGCTACGCCTTTGGTGGGAGCGCCAGTACGGGATCGTGGTCGGCGAGAGAAACGCCAACGTCTACATCCTAGCTGCCGCATTCAATGACTTTGGTGTCAACAAGGAGCTAGCGAGCTACGTTCTTGGTGAGTTTGCACACGATGACTTCCCTCTTTCTGAGATCAAGACCACGATCGACAGCGCTTACCGCAAGGAGCAGAACTTCAATACCAAGTTCTTCGAGGACCGGGACGCGATCGACAGCGTGAGAAGGCAGATCAAGAAGGGCGTGCCAAAAAAGGAGATCCGTCAACAGCTTAGAGATTCCGGGCTGAGTGACGGTGTATCTGACGCCGTAATGGTAAAGATAGAGGAGGACTCATCAAGCAAAGAGTTTTGGACCAAGTCATCGAAGGGTGCGGTCAGTGTTGTACATTATTTATTAAAAGAATTTCTAGAAGACAATGGTTACTTTAAGTATTCGCCGGAGGGCACAAAAAACTATATTTTTGTTAAGGTTACGAATAACCTTATTTCTAATGCATCTGAAGATGAGATCAAGGACTTTGTTCTAGAGTATCTATTCAAGATGGAGGACCTGTCTATCTACAACCACTTTGCAGACAAGACCAGATACTTCAAGGAAGACTTTCTGTCTCTGCTGTCTCCTGTCGACGTGTACTTTGTAGAGGACGACAAGGACGATGCATACCTGTACTACAGGAACTGCGCCGTCAAGGCCAACTGCAACGAGATCGTTATGATCGACTACATCGACCTTGGTGGTTACGTGTGGAAGGACCAGGTTATCGACAGAGACTTTGAGATATGCGATGCACATGACTGCGACTTCAAGACATTTATCTCCAACATATCTGGAGGAGAGAGGGACCGTGTCAGGTCGGTAGAGAGTACAGTTGGTTTCTTGTTGCACAGCTACAAGAACCACGGGTACTGCCCCGCGGTTATCATCAATGACGAGGTCATCACCGACAACCCAGAGGGTGGTACGGGTAAGGGACTATTCATGAACGCCATCTCTAGGATGAAAAAGTCATCGGTGATCGATGGAAAGAGTTTCAACTTCGAGAGGAGCTTCGCTTACCAGACCGTGTCAACCGATACACAGATCATCGTGTTCGATGACGTGAGAAGGAACTTTGACTTCGAGAGGTTATTCTCTATCGTTACCGAGGGTATCACTCTTGAGAAGAAGAACAAGGACGCCATCAAGATACCGTTTCACAAGTCGCCAAAGGTGGTCATCACGACCAACTACGCGATCAAGGGAAAGGGTAACTCATTCGAGCGACGCAAGTGGGAGCTAGAGTTCAAGCAGTACTACAACAAGGACTTCACACCACACGTTGAGTTTGGCCGGTTGCTGTTTGAGGACTGGAACGATGACGACTGGTGTAAGTTTGACAACTACATGGTCAACAACCTAAAGAACTACCTGTGCTTTGGATTCATCAAGTCTGACTTCAAGAACCTCAAGACACGTAAGTTTATCGCAGAGACGGACCACAGCTTCTGGGAGTGGATGACAGACAGCGAGAACAGGTACCTCAGAACAAACTCTAAGATTTACAAGGAGGACGTGTACAAGGACTTCGTGTTGGACAACCCTGACTTTGGTCAGAGAGGAAAGACATCGATATCGTTGAACAAGTTCTACAAGTGGCTCGAGTCGTTTGGTATGTTCTACACTGGAGAGACCGTAGAGCAGGGCCGTGATGGTTCTGGACGATGGATAAAGTTTGTAAAGAAAGAGCCGGAGCAATCTGAATTTGAATTCTAATGGAAAAAAATATCACATTAAGACCATATCAGCAGGCTATAGTGGAAAAAACTTGCAAATTATTGGGGGGAGCCCTTCGTTTTGCA